TCACCATTATTATCAATTGTAACGGTCAATGCTTCCGAAGTTAAGCCAGCCCATTTGGTTGTCAAAGTAACTTTGCCAGTGCCATCAGTTGCAATAACTGGCGAACCTAAAACAGCATTAACCGCTGATATAATTTTGGGCACTAAATCGCCAACTTCATCGCCTGTTGCAACGGCAAAATCATATCTTCCACCATCCACACTTGAGCGGCCATTAATTACAACGGTGTGTGTCGTGTTTTTTGTAGCCGTGCCACTTGGCGTTAAATCCCTTGCAGCGGCAACAGCTGAACCAGCTTCTTCTTGTGGATAAACAATTGTAGGAATTCCACCAATACCACTGCCAGTGGTTGGTCTCAAAATTCTCACCATGTTATAAATTGGTGAACCGTAACCATATAAGTCGCCAGCTTGCTTTAAGGTTGTAACCTCAACCGGCGTGGTGCTTAATGTGCCTTGGTTTGCCTCATTGGCTTCGCCAAGTATTGCAACACGTTGTGGCAAGTTTGGACTTGTATTTGAAAAATCACCCTTGGTTAATATGTAACCAACGATTCTTGAAATTCTTTCTGAACCTACTGCTGAACTAACTGCCATTTTTTCTTTTTATTTAATTAAACAAATTTACTTTATTTTTTTTGTAAAAAAACGTATATATTAATTTGTGTCAATATATTTGAAACCAAAATCAGTTTCCGCTAATTTGATTGATGTGTTAACTCCTCCACTCGGATCTCCTTCTACTAATTGAACGGTTTCTCTTCTCTTAACTAACAATGATAACCGACCCATCTTGATATTAGATGCATCCTTTGTATCATTTGGCTGGGCCATCTGTATGCTTTCAACTGTTACACGCTCAATTGATGGCTTTGCAAATCCTAATGTATTGTATCTTGGATTTTCTAATATTGCACGGATAATACCTAAAATCCTAGCACAATCAAAACTTGAAATTTCGTCACCTCTTTTTGTTGTGGTTGTTTTTCCACGCGTATAAACATCAACAAAGTATTTATCTTCACCAGTTTGAGTAATTGCGTCCTGCGCTGTGAAACTTACAGAATCTAAACTTATATTAACAACCGGACATTCTTCAACTTGTATTGGAACAAATCGGTCAACAAAAACTTGAAGATGTTCTAATTGAGTTGCACCCAATATAAATTGATTAGCACATTCTTCGGCAATTATTAACCCAACTTTGTTTCGAATTAATTCGAAGTTTTGCTGTGGAATAAGTACGTCTAATATTGCAGCCATTTAATAATTTGTTTCTCCTAATATGCATACAATTACGCCAATTGTTTCGTCTGGGAAAGCTTCTTGAACAACGTAGGTTATTTCAACACCATTTGCGTTGTTTGTCTTAATTGTATGACCAATAATATCCACCTCACCATTTGCGTTTCTAATTGGATAGCTTAAATCTGTAGCCAATTTTTCGCTAAATGAAACATGAACTTGCTTAGTGCTTATAGCATTACCATCTTCATCAATTCCCAGGTGGTGTTTTGTTGCTAATCCAATAATTTCAATTTCAGTGGTATTGGGTGCAATTAAAGTTAGCATACGACCAAAACCACTTGCACTTGAAGTGAATTTTTGCCAATCTTGCTTTGCCCTGTCGATTAAGTTCACTTAATTACCCTTTTTTTCGCTTATTAGAATTTTTGCTTTTAGGAGCTTCAACTTCCTTTTCTTCCTTTTCTTTAGGAGCTTCAAATTCAACTTTTTCTTTCCCACCGATCAACTCCAAAAATCCAGCTTCAACTTTTTTGTCAGCTTCACCTGGCTCAAAATTATCTTCACTAACTATTTGACCACCATTAAAAACTTTGTTGCTTTTTCCAACAACTGAAAGTGCAATTACTTTGTATTTTTTCATGTTTTATATTTTAAAAAAAAAGCCTCCCCCAAATGGAAGAGGCTTTTTTTAGTTATAAACTTTTTTAAATTTATGCTACTGGCTGAACCGTGTAGATTTGATCTACTGCAACAGGAATCGCAACGCCTGCTGAAGCTATTTCCACAATGTGTGCTTTTGCTCTCTCGTCAAGATATTCGCCTACTAAGTAAGCACCTCTTTGACCGGATAAACCAGCACCAACGTTTACTTTTGCTCCCATCAATTGCGGCACTCCCGAAAAACCGAGAACAAATTTTGGTGCATCCGGTATTAAAATCACTTTCTTTGGATTTATGTAGCTGTTATTGTCAGCAGATGCATCATCATAATACTCAGGATAAGTCCAAATTCTAACAATCCAAGAACCAGCGGTCACTTCACCGTGCAATACGCCACCAAGTGAGTTGGCCTGTGGTTGTCTAATACTATCTAAAGTAATGTTTCTAATATCAGCTCTTGCTTTCACAATATCGTTATTTAGAAAATTAGAAAGTGCTGTTGTTCCCATAATGGCATTAACAACACCGCCAGCCATTTTGCCTTTAGTTCTTAAAAATTCGCAACCAGCTTGTAAGGTGGCAAAAGGATCAACAGTTCCAGTTGCCCAAGTGTTTCCTGCTGCGTTTGCAACCAAAGAAGCGGCTTTTCTGTTAAAGTCAATGTTTGTTCCATTAACTAAAGTAACAACTCCAGTTTCAAGAACTTGCGCGCATTGCAATTCATAAGATCGTTCAATCTTATCTTGTAACATTGCAAGTTTTTCAACCACTTCGGTTAACCAATCTGAAAAAGTCATTGCATCAACCGTTCCATTCATTGTGAACAAAAGCTCATAGAATGCCAAGTCGGTCATGTCAAAGTATTCTCGGTAGTAAGGTGGCACAAAAATCTTTTCACTCGATCTGCTGAATGAGTTTCTGTTACCTTCTGTGCCTCTTTCGACATCCACGGCAATTTTTTCAGTCCCTCTTTGAACCTCAATTGATAATTCTTTTGTGTTGCTTTCTTTGTTAACAAAGAAAGATCGCAAAAATGAAGTTGGTGCTACTCGCTCCTTATATACTTCAATTAATTTTTTGGTAAATAATGCTCTTGCATCAACCGTGCTAATTACGCTCATTTTTTTCTTTTTTTATTGGTTATCGAAACCGGTTAATTCTGTGCTTGCTACTATATTAATTCCAAGACTTTCAATCATGTCGCGAACTGTTCTGGTATTATCAGTGTCGGCAGGAGTAGCATCATTAATAGTCACTACAGTGTCTAAGTCATCACTGCCTTGAAAAAGTAGTTTTTCTTTAACAACGTCGCCAGATTTACAAAAGTTAGTATTGGTTGTCTGTGCGTCATCCGCAGATGAGGCTAGGTTGCTCTTCAATACACCAATTGGAATTTGACTACCATCTGTTGCACTTGAATCAAATGGTGCAATTAAATTAGTTGCTGCAACACGTCCAACAACTGTTCCGGGCGCAAAAGCTAATGCTCCACCCGTGTTGTTGATAAAAGTTGCGCTTGAATATCTGTTATTCCAAACAAATATTTTTGAGGTATCATAATTAAATTGCGCTTGGTTGCCCGTGTTATTAACTTCGGTTACATTGCTCATCTTTATACTTTTTTATAATTAGTTTTTACTTCGGCTTCAAAAGAATTTAAAGCTTCCATTTTTTTTGTCTCTTCGTCCTTTGCAGACTCAGGGGCATCAGTGTCAAGGTCTCCAGCACTGTCACTTTCTGCACCTTTTACTTTTTCAGCTGAAATCAATTTAATAGTCATTTCAGCGGTCATTTTTTGAGTGATATTTTTTCCACTCTCAATGCCAGATTTAACAGCTTCTAAATCTGCCTCGGCAAATGCCAACCATGCACCAGCTCTATCTTGCTCTGCTGTTATTGCTTCTGTTTGTATTGAAGCAAACAATTCTGGATGCTCAGACTTTAAAGTTTCTTTATTCATTTTTTTTGGAATTATAGTTTTTTCTTTTTTTGGTTTTTCATCAATTTGTTCGGCGGCCATTTTAAAGTACTTACTATTCAAAGCAGCCATTTCATTTGGTTGTATTGAAATAATATTATCAACTAAGCCAATTTCTTTTGCTTCCTTTGAATCTAAATACACATCTATTATGCTATCCAATGAA